TGGCTCAATCGGGTCAGGTACCGCGTTCGATGTCACTCCCGCTTTCATCGCCCTCAAATACATCATCAAGACCTAAGGAGTAACTCATGTCTTCACCCACAAAAGTCCCCGCAAACATGACCTCCGGGGTGGTCAAGGATACAGACAAAGCAAGTAAGACAGCTTCGTTTGGATCGTCAGCGAACAGTGGAAAAGTTATTCAACTGGATACCGCTGGCAAAATCCCATCAAACCTGTTAAACCCTGTGGCGGATCAGTTCAGACTAAATGCCAACCAAGCGATCACTACGGCTGAAGTTGACCTCAGTTCATGGGAGCGTATTGATTCTACCGGGCAGGGCACCACATCTTCTCAGCTGTCTCAGTCCTCAGGAATCTTTTCATTCCCATCTACGGGCCTGTACTTGGTCATGTTCCATTCGTCGTTCAGTCGTGTAAGTTCTAACGTGGACATCATTGAACTCAGACTGAGGGGATCAACTGATAACTTTGCAACCAATCACCTTCTTGTTGAATCAGGGGGAGGTGTTACCGGAGCAACCCCTAGTGAACTTGCCCCATTGGTCACTTTGTTCAATGTGACAAACACCACAAATGACAAGATAAAAATTACAGTACAAGCCGATGCAACTGGTACAACACTGAACGGATCTAGTGCAACCAACAAAACCTACATCACCTTCCTACGGATCACAGGCACTTGAGATGGAAAGCGACAATCAGATCCTGTTGGCCTTGGGTCGTTTAGAAGGAAAAGTCGATGCGATGCTCACCAGACAAAAGTACCACGATGAAGAACTTGAGCGTCAAGATCAAAGACTTCGCAAGCTCGAACAAGGACGTAGTTATATGCTGGGTGCTGCTGCTGTTGTGGGTGCAGTTTGTTCTTTTGTGGCATCAAGGTTAGGAGTCTGACATGGCATCTCCAGCAAAGGGCAAGGCCCGCGTCAAGATTTACAAAGATCCCAAGACTGGGAGAACCCGTAAGACCTCTTACGGCCAAGCTGGTCAAGCCAAGGGTGGTGGGCCTCGTGTCAGACCTGGGACATCTAAGGGTGACTCATACTGTGCACGATCATTTGGTCAAATGAAATCTCATCCTAAGGCAGCCAAAGATCCGAATAGTGCATTACGACTAAGCCGCAAACGCTGGCGATGTGTCGGGAAAAGGAGTACCAAATGATAACCAAAGAAACAATCAACAGGCTACACAACCTGCTCGCCCAAGAACTTGTGGCCCGCATCGAGTCCGGTGAGGCTACCCCATCGGAACTGAGCGTGGCCCGAGCCTTCCTCAAGGACAACAACATCGAAGCCGTTGAAGAGGCCAGTGAGCCGCTGGCGGAACTCGCAAAGATCCTTCCATTTGTAGAACCAGAGAAAGAGGCAATGTGATGGCAAAGAGGAAACTTAAGGTAAAAAAGAAGGGCCCGACCCCTACGAACCCAAGCCTGTACTCTCGGGTCAAGTCAGAGGCAAAGAAGAAGTTTGATGTCTACCCATCAGCTTACGCCAACGCTTGGCTGGTCCGTGAATACAAGAGGCGTGGTGGAGGATACAGGGGATGAGTCTGACCAAGTGGTTCAAGGAAGACTGGATTGATCTCCGATCCGGTAAAAAGTGCGGACGCTCTGGTGAAGAAATGTCCACACGAAAGTACCCAGTGTGCCGTCCGAGAGCTGTTGCCAACAAGATGACTGCCTCAGAAAAACGCAGTGCCATTGCCCGTAAGAAAGGTCCAAAGCCCATCAAGTATGCTGTGACTGCATCAGGCAAGAGACGCCTTAAGATTAAGAAGTGACTGAGACCAACCCCCTAGCAGACTTCCGTAACTTTCTCTTTCTGTGTTGGAAGCAGTTGGGGCTCCCTGACCCTACTCCGGTTCAATACGACATTGCTGACTACATCCAGCATGGGCCAAAGCGTCGAGTCATTCAGGCGTTCCGTGGTGTCGGTAAGTCTTGGATCACATCGGCTTATGTATGCCACCAGTTGCTCATGGACCCCACCAAGAACATCTTGGTTGTCTCAGCATCCAAGGCCCGCTCTGATGACTTCTCTACGTTCACCTTGAGGCTGATCCATGAGATGCCTCTGCTTGAGCACCTACGTCCCAAGGACGAACAGCGGAACTCCAAGATTGCCTTTGACGTTGGACCTGCTCCGGCCTCGCACGCACCCTCTGTGGTGTCCAAAGGGATCACCTCACAGATCACGGGATCGCGTGCAGACATCGTGATTGCTGACGATGTGGAGTCCCTCAACAACTCCGCCACGCAGACCATGAGAGACAAGCTCTCAGAAACCATCAAAGAGTTTGATGCTGTCCTCAAACCTGACGGACACATCATCTACCTCGGGACACCTCAGACCGAAATGACAATCTACAGTGCCCTCAATGAGCGTGGATATGAGACCCGCGTATGGCCTGCTAGGATTCCCTCTGAGGCTCAGGAAAAGAGAATGGGGTCTACCCTTGCCCCGCTGGTCAAAGCCCTTAGAGAGGACTCTAGTCTACCTAGAGGCAATCCTGTAGATCCTGCTCGGTTTGATGATGCTGACCTCATGGAGCGTGAGGCTTCCTATGGCCGGACTGGGTTTGCTCTTCAGTTCATGCTGGACTCCTCGCTGTCGGACTTCAACAGGTTCCCGCTCAAACTGTCGGACTTGCTGGTGATGAACATCAGCGGTGATGAGGGGCCAGAGAAGCTCGTGTGGGCTCCGAACCCTGACAGGGCTATCTCAGATGTCCCATGCGTCGGGCTGGCGGGAGACCGCTACTACGGCCCATTTGATGTCTCGACCAGCTGGGCTCCCTTCACAGGCTCTGTGATGGCTATTGACCCCTCAGGTCGTGGTGCGGATGAGACTGCCTACGCCGTGGTCAAGATGCTGAACGGGTATCTGTTCGTGACAGCCGCTGGCGGCATCAAGGGTGGGTATGAGGACAAGGCCCTCCAAGAGCTCTCTGTGATCGCCAAGAACGAGAAGGTCAATCTGATCCTGATTGAATCCAACTTCGGTGACGGGATGTTCACGGCCCTCCTGAAGCCTGTCCTCAACAAAATCTACAAGGTGTCCATAGAGGAGGTCAGGCACAGCAAACAGAAAGAGATGCGGATCATTGACACTCTGGAGCCGGTGATGAACCAGCACAGGCTTGTCATCAACCGCAAGGTGATCGAGAACGACTACCTGTCCACCAAAGGCATGTCCCCGGACAAGGCCCTGAGATACCAGCTCTTCTACCAGATGTCCCGCATCAGCAAGGACAGGGGGGCTCTGGCCCACGATGACCGCCTCGATGTCCTTGCCATGGGTGTCAACTACTGGACAGAGCAGATGGCCCAGGATGCAGACCGCCAAATGGCCGTCAGGAAGGACGAAAGGCTGAATCAGGAGTTAGAAAGATTCATGGACAACAACGTGGGTCGTAAGCCCCGTGGGTTCACATGGTTGTAATAGGGTGCCTATGAGGACACACAGTGTCTGGCCGACGGACTCACAAGGACTCAGGTGAACATTCACTTCGATCTGCGAGTGGCTCCCCAAGTCTCCCAACTCAGTTTGGGGGGTTTGGGGGGCCTCTGGATCTACAAGGATCTAGGTGAACAGATATAAAGACTTATAGAGACAGACTTAAGATAGCTAAGGACACACCACCACCATGTCAAAACCAAGCCTATGTACAGAGTGTCTAAAGGCTCTAGGAGACTATGTAGCCCAACACCATCCACCTCAACCCAAGGAGATTAACAATGCCCAAGATCGGAAAGAAGAAGTACCCCTACACCAAGGAGGGGATGAAGAAGTTCAAAGAGGACAAGAAGAAAGCTGTCCAGCAGGCAAAGAGGGGCCAGAGTGCTGCGGAGATGCCAGTGGGTGCCAAGAAAAAGAAGATGATGATCGGTAAGAAGTAATGTGTTCTCCAATGGGTGCTGTACCAAAGGCAAACATAAGCCCTCTTTATCGCAAAAGTTATGATAAAGAAGCCAGGCTTCAACAGATGAGAACCATGGGTGCTTCGGCAAATCCAAAGGTTGTAAAACGAATGTTGGAAATCGCTAAGACGATTGATCCAGAGCATTACAAAGCCATGGTGCTGGCTCGGAGAGAGGCTACAGGAACACCGGGACTTGTTACTAAACTTATGAGAAGGACTACAAGGTGAAAATGTAATGTGCATTCCAACCCCACCACCACAACTCCCAGCTGTTCGCGGTATGCAGCAGGCTGAAGAGTTCGACAACCAACGACCAATGCCAGGCAGAAAGAACACCCAAAAGGTCAAACTGCTGGTCGATCCCGATGAATACTTCTTGAGGACCAAAAAGCCTCAAGGATTGTTTGAGACGTACCGAGGCAGTGGTGGCAGCTCTGGTGGTGGGGGCGGAGGCTTTGGATTCAGTCAAGCACCCAGTGAACAAGGTCAAACCGGGGCCGGTGGTGGGGGCTAAACTTATCCTCTGGAACGACATCAGCGGCCAAGAGAGGCCATGGCTGACCCATGAAGAAGCCATCTCCCTTGAGCCCATCCTGATGAAGACCGTGGGATACATCATCCACGAAGATGATGAAAAGATTGTGGTGTGCTCCACCATGGATACCGAGGAGGAGCACTATGGGAATGTAAATGCCATCCCAAGGGGTGTC